GTAAAGCAAACTTTAACCTTGCTAAGAATTGGTAATGTATAACAAGGGGGGACGCTTAAAGTGACCTAATAGTGAGAGACTAAACAGGCATTCATTCCATTTCTGGTGAGTATGTAAGACCTTGTTTTAGTCTCTCCCACCAATTCACATTATGGAGGATTTATGGCAACTAAAGAGGTATCAGTTGAAGAAATCCTACCGGTTGAGTTACTTTACCAGCGTTCAATTCCTGAAATGGTATTAGATTGGACGAAAGAGTTAGTAACAAGATTGCAAGAGGATTATGATACTAATTCTACATCAGACCGTTATAAGTTCACGATACAAACAGGACGTAAATATCACAAGATTATAGATCATCCTGAGCATGGCGGAGTTCATGCCTTTGTTGATAAGAATACTGGGGAAGTTTACAAACCTGCATCATGGAAAGCACCAGCAAGGCATGTTAGATATGATTTAAGAATCATAAATCAACGTGAAATCTGTTATGCAAATGCAGATTGGGCAGGTGGTTATCTTTACTTAAGAGGTTAATTAATTATGTCATGTATACAAAACGAAGAACTATTAGAGACAATTTATGAACAACTTGCAGAAGAGTTTCCATTACTTAGTGACCAAGAATTGCATGATTTAACTATCAAGAAGTTTGAAAATCTACAGTGATTTTCTAAATAACATTATCAAGGTAATAGATCAATGGCACTAACATCTCAACAACAAAAGGCAGTAAATGGATTATTATTTTCTGGGGTAACTGATCCTACGTATATTACAACTATTTTTGAAGAATATGTAACAAGTTTAACATCTACAAAGGTAGATGAATTAGTTGATGCATTGGAACTTGCCAATGGTCCTGCTTCATCTTCCTTTGATATAAGTAAATTTAGGGAACTAGAAGTGCCACAAGGA